CAGTAACAGCAGTCTTTAATTTACTACCGGGATTTTTCTTCTTATATTCTTTTACGCCTTTTGCAGTCATTCCTGCGCCAGACTTGGTAGGGCGATAGTTTGCACCTTTACCTGTCGTTGTTTTGCGTATCGGAGTTTCTTTTTTACGTGGCATAGTGGGTTTATCCCCGGCAAAGGTTATTGCTTATAACATAAATTATAATAGGTGTCAAGGGGGCAAGTTGCCCTGCCCCCCGACAGTTAGTTAAGCAAGTGTGTCTACTACGCCACGAACAAGTGCTTCTGGACGCAGAACTTTGCGACCGAACACATGCAAGCCACGAACGATGTCGCTGAAGGTGTCGGTTGAACGAACAACTTCTGTCTTTGCAATGTGTGAGGCAGTTGCTACTGCTGACATGTGACCAGCCAAGCAGATTGATTCGCCGTCACCGCCTACAACACCAGTCATTGAAACGGCATCAGTTTGACCTGCTACCATTGCAGTTGACTTGTAGCAAGCGAAGCCAGCAATGTTGCCTTGCATAACAAGACCGTTACGCAGTGGTGAAGTACCATCGCCAGTTACCTGTACTTCTGAGAACTTTGCACCGGCTGCGAACAGCTTTGAGTAGAAAGCAGGAGAAGCTACGAACCAACGGTTCTCTTCAGGAACTGACTGCTCATCAAGTTCTTTTGCCATTTCGAGCATCAGATTGACAGCAGTGTCGTAGTTGGTGTGGATTGCAATTGGAGCCGCTGCTGTACCCAATGCAGTGTTGGTTGAAGTCAAACCACCTGAAAGAGTTGCATCGTCGGCACCAGCAATTGCTGCACCATTGACCATTGACTGAAGAACGTTGCCGTCAAACTTGCGCTTCAAAGAGTATGCACCTGATGAGGTAGCAAGGGCTTCAAAGTTCACGTGTGACTGACGTTCTTCGATGTCGTCGATCTTGAACGCAAAAGCGTTGGCCTGATCAACAACCATTGTTGTTTCGTCATCAGCAAGGTTTTGTGGAGTTACTGTTGCACCACGAGTGTATGCTGATACTGAGATTGTCGGCTCTTTGATGATCCGAACGGTGTCGCCGTAGTTATCAATTTCGCCAGCGTAGTCGGTGTTTGTGATGTCTTCAACAACCGAAGCGCGACGAAAGAACTTGAGAACTTTTTGGCTAAAAATTTCTGGTGTAAAGTTACCAGAAGGTAGGTTGGCGTAACCGCCAGCACTTGGAAATGCCATGATTCTATTCCTTCTTCATTTTTTGAGGTTTAAGATTGAAAGTCGATTCGCCCTTCAGATCTCGCAAGGTCTAGTTCTGCTTCGAACTTTTCAAACTCATGCGATTTCATTTTGGCAATTTGTGAAGCTTTCCAAATCTTCCCGGTGCCACTTTTTGTGACAATCTCTTTGGGTGCTTGACGAGTTACAACGGCTGCTGCATCGTCTTTTTTAGATCTGGTCTGCTTCGGTTTTGTGCTGATGTTTTTATCAGCTTTGTAGAGATCAATAACACGTGCCGCTAAACGAGCATTGGTATTGTTCTTGTAGATGCCATCACTTAGAGATTCTGGCTGTTCATCTAACCATTCCAAGAAATCACTGTCTGCTTTGATTTTGTCAAAGTCTGGGTGTAGGTGAAGAAGTTCAGCGTATGCCTTTTGCTTCTCCAAAGCCTTTTCCCGTTCTTTAATTACGCCAATCTCTTCTTGCAGTTGTGAAAGTTGAGACTGTGCTTGCATAGCAGATACGGTCTGTACGACTTCGAAAATGTCAGGGTACTGTTCCTTAAAGCCTTGCAGCTCTTCCATTGTTTTTGGCATTGAAATACCGCTGGGCATCTCAACGTCACTGGAACGTACTGCAGATTTAAGTTCACCAATTTCCTGTTTAAATTCGTTAACCTTTGTGTCGTAATGACGTTTTAGGTCGTCGTAGCGTTTCTTGTAATCGTGAGATTCTTCCGGCTCTTCTTGCTTCGCTGTTGCAAAACTTTCTCCGGCTTCGCCTTGCTGAGTAGCCGCTTCGATCTCTGCGGGGTCAGCTTCACTCTGGGCTTCTACGTTTTCATCGTCATCGTCTACGTAAACGTCCTCACGGTACTTTCCTTTGTAAAGACTTTCGTTGTTAACGGTTCCGAATGAATCGTTAGCTTTGTTGGCACGGTGGCCTCTTGCTTTTGCCATTTTATTACCTCATGTTAGCGGGGCTACTTTGGCTTGTAGGTAGCCGCTTCGGTTGTGTCAGGGCCGCATAATTGCGGGTAGCTGACGGATTCGTTACTCTTTTGGAGTAAATTGATAATCCATAAATGAATCATCGTATAACGTACTTTTTCCTAAGTCAGACGGGGTAAAGACTTCTGCTGCTACACCCAAAATTGCTAGAGGTGGCGTTGCTTTCGTAGCCACTTTTGTAAGTGCTCTACCTGCTAACTTACCTGCAGACTTAGGATCATTCTTGAATGTTTCTATAAAATTAATTCTGGACTTGTCGTCGTGAAATACCTGCTCCTGAAGAAACATCGCCATGCTGTCTAGAGAACGTTCTCCTGCTAAGTAGGCTCTTTTGAGTTCTCTTACAAAACGCAAGTTTTTATTCAGTTCTGACTTAGGCAGTTTTGCAAAGTATTCGGTTTTCTTTTTTGCTTGTGTTTTCCAAGCCTCTTCTACGCCATCAAACAGTTCATCGATTGTAACCTTGCGGCTTTTAATTACCTGATTGCCTTTTCCTGCTCCTGCAGCAAACCGACCAGCCTTTTTAACGTCAGGAGTGTGGAACTTACCTACATCTTCCTTGCCGTAGCCATAGTCTGTTGCAACTACCTTTGATGAGTCTAAGGGTTCGCCGCGATATAGAGTGACTTTGTCACCCTTTGCGAACTTTTTTCTATCGATGAAGCCACCCCCTGCGGCTTCTTGCCGACGGGCAATTTCTTTCTTTCCACGATTGTTAATCTTGTTTAGCTTGTCGTAGCCAATTTGTTTTGCAATGTGCGGTGGGATCATAACCTCGCCCTTCGACACGTTGATGGCAACCTCTTGGCTAACGCCAGATTGTCCCGTGTCTCCTACCTTTTTATAGGCATCCCGAAGCATCTTTTCGATATCATCGCGACCAGCGAAGTCGGCTGCTGCAGCGTTGATTACAAAAGTTCCCTCTTGCACGTCACGGGGCTGATCGTCTGCCACACTAACGCTGTCTGGCTGTGTCTGATTACCACCCACAAACTCTGGACGCTGGGCAAAACCTGCTTCGCCACCGGGGGCGTAACCGACGCGACCGCCTTCTACAAAGCCCTCATCCGGGTCGTCCCAGCCGCCGTCGTAACTTCCGCCGCCAATTCCAACGTCACCTGCCTCGTCGTCGGCTGCGCCATAGCTATTTGAGTCGCCACTGTCATTGTCACCGTAGTTGTTAACCTCATCTACAGCGGCTTGTGCTTTAGCTTCCGCATTTGGTTGCCGTGCACTACTACGAGCCATATCCTCAAGTACTTCCTTGAAAGTTTTTGATCCGGGCTTTACATTTCCAAAAAAGTCAGTTTTAACTTGGCTTCTTGCTACAGCCACTGACCGCCACCCTAAAGTACTACCCGGCACTGCTTTATTTACGGCAGATACTAACCCTGTCGCTGTTTTTTTGCTGCCCATTGCGGCACGACTACCATCTAAACCAATGTACCCACCGGTTGCAGGATCATACGTACCGCCAGCACCAATCACGTCGTTCGAGTTCATACCAAACAGAAAATTTGTGCCAGAGTTCGTCCACTTTCCATCGACTTGTGTTTCCGTATACGTGCCGGGAATAAATCCACGCTTAACGGCCTCAATAGACTTTACTTGTTCTGTGGTGTAACCTTGCATGTTACCGGTGTACTGAAACGAGCCGGGAGCACGTGTTACGAGCATACCATTGAGGTCCATCATGGCACCGGCTTTACCATTTGCAGCCTGAAAGTGAGCAGCGTCACGTGCTTGCATAGCACGAGCAGCAGCAGTACTTACTGCCATAAGCCCACCGATCATAGGTACTGCTGACATTATCGGAGCCATAGCACCGGGAACACCTACAGCCGACGGACGGCCCTTAATAACAGAATCCGCCGTAGGTGTACCTAGACCAGCTTTCGCAGTAGCTTTTCCTATCTGGCCTAACTGCCCTGTTGCCGTATCAAAAAAGTTTGAAAACGCACTTTTTGTAAGGTCTGTATTTTTGAATGCGCTACTGTTTAAGTTAATGTCAGTTACACCATACATCTGCGTATCTGCAAAAGCACCTTGAAGAGCACTTTTGCCAGCGTTCGTCCCGCTAATAATCTGCCCTCTACCCGCAACATTGTTGTCGTCGTTATCGCCATATACGTCAGGAGTGACAGTGTCGTCGGCACCCTGATCGGAGTCTTGGCTTTCATCTGACGTATCATCCGTGATAGAACTGTCTAAAGTCTGACCATAGAAATTAACTGCGCCAGACTTGTATTGTTCTTCGGATATGCCAACGGGCTTGAAGACATTACCCATATCTACAGGTGTTCGTGGTCCTAAATTAATTGTTGGTAGAACTGGTGCCATTTTTGACGACCTCTTCGTAGCTATTCTTCAGTTTGAGCAGTGTTTCCAGTAAAGCCAGCTTCCCCTGCACTTGGCGCAGTTCCGACTCCGACTGTGCCATTACCACGCCCCGAATCATCAACTCCCTGAACTCCTGAAGGTATTCCACCATCAGGGGCCATTCCTTGCTGTTGAGCAGCGGGGCCAGCTTCTGCGCTTGCGGCTTGTTGAGCATTTGCCATCATCCCTTGTAACATTTTTGCGTAAAGTTGTGCTTCGTTTTGATCGTTAACCAAGCTATCAGGATCAATATCCTGTGATATAGCAAGTTCT